CTTCGAGGTTGAGTCCGAGCAGCAGATCTCTGCGACGATCGGTACCGATCACCTGACGGTTGGTCTGTGGGCCGCCGTGCCCGGCTTTCCGCTCGTCATTCCCTATCCGGTCCTGCCGTCCCCCGGCCCGACGCGCCGCGCACCGTTCGCGGCCTCGCCGTCCCCTACTCAACGGAAATCGAGCTGTTCGCGGGCTATTTCGAGACAATCGCGCCGGGTGCCCTCGCGCCGCGCGAAGAATCCGACACGAGCCTCAAACTCGTGTACAGGCATGACGAGCCTATCGGGCTCATCACGGATGTGCTCGAAACCGAGGCCGGTATCGAGGTCACAGCGCGATTTTCCGACACGCAAACTGCGCGCGACGCATACGAGCTCGTGCGCGACGGCGTAATCGACCGCCTGTCCATTGGATTCATGCCCCTTGAATCCGAGGTGCGCGAAGACGACAAGGGTACGCACACGACAATCACGAAACTCGCCCTACGCGAGGTGTCTCTCGTCCCCTGGCCCGCGTATCACAGCGCGGCGATTACCGAAGTCCGAAACGAACCAACCCCAACCGAAAGGAATACCATGACCGACACGCCCGACTACGCGCTCGCATCCGACCTCGCCGACCTGCGCGCCGACCTGACCGCAATCGAGCAGCGCGCTGCGCTGGCCGACATGACTCCCGCCGAGACGCGCGCCGACACCCGAAGCCCCGGCGCGGCCTTGAAGGCCATCCTGACCGACGAAGCCTACCGCGAGGAAATGTCTCGTCTCCAGGAACGTGCCTTCAACGGTGCCACGACAGGGGCAGATGCGACGATTGTCTACCCCGAGTGGGTGAAGGACCTGACTCGCATCGTGGATAAGCCGAACGTCCTCGCCGGGCTGTTCTCCACTGGCCCCCTACCTGCAGAAGGTATGGAACTCGATTTCACTGAGCTCGCAACGAACACGCTTGCCGTGAACGAGCAGGCCTCCGAAGGCGCTGACCTCACGCTCGGGAAGGTGACCACTAAGAAGCGTTCGACGCCTATCAAGACGTTCGGTGGCTACACCGAGCTCTCCCGACAGGCCATCGAGCGTACACGTGTCAATCTGCTTGACACGTCTCTGCGAGGCATGGCCATCGCCGCCGGGCAGCGCAGCGCGGCCTATTTCGCGTCGCAGTTCGCCGAAGGCGTCAAGGGCCAGGACGCCAACAAGCTCGTCTCATCGAAGGCAGCGAACGCGCTGAACTGGGCAGACATTTCCGGCCTGTTCATCGACGCCGCCGCCAAGTTCGCCGACCAGGGGCTCAGCCTCGACGGCCTCGTCGTTGATCTCGCTACCTTCAAGGCGCTCACCGGGCTCACCGGCACAGATGGGCGGCCCCTCATGCGCGCCGCCGAAAACCCGTCGAACACCATCGGCACGACGAACGCGAAGGCGCTTTCGGGCGTCATCCTCGACGTGCCCGTCACCTGCAACCTGCGCGCAACGCCCGGGCAGATGGGCGCAGGCATCGTCGGCGCGTTCTACAACCGCGAGGCCGTGCGAAGCTACGAGACGCCCGTCGTCCAGCTCCAGGACGAGAACATCATCAACCTGAGCAAGCAGTTCTCGGTTTACCGCTACGGCTCGGTTGCCATCGAAATCCCGTCCGGCCTCGTGCCCATGAAGATCGGCGCGTGACGTGCCCGCCGACCTGACTAACCGCCTCGCCGCCTACGTCGGCGACGTGCATCCAGACGAATTCCTGACAAGCTGTCTCACCGAAGCTCGGGCGCTCGTCGAGAGTCAGGTCGGCGGCGCAGTCATACCAGACGACGTGCGCGACCGCGCCGTTATCGAGGTCGCCGCCGAGCTGTATCACCGTCGCAGCGCACCAAACGGCGTCAAATCGTTCGCGGATGGATTCGACGGCTCGTCCGTTATCCGCGTCGCACGTGACCCGCTCGTCGCCGCCCGGCCACTACTCGCACCCTATCTAGGACTCGCAATCTCATGACTGACTCAGGGCCCATCGCGTCGGCTCGCGCCGACCTAACAGCCATCCTCCAGGCGGCGACCGATCTTCCTGTCGTCGCCAACGTTCCCGAACGCCTCCAGCCGCCGTGCGTCGTCATCACCGAGGCGACGCCTTTGCTCACGACGGACGAAACGACCTACGGGGCCGTAACTGTGCGGCTCAATCTCACGGTGGCTGTCGCGCCGACAACAAACGCTCTCGCTGTCGCACGCCTCGACGCCGCCGTCGATGAAATCGTCGTCGCGCTCGTCCGATCTGGAACGTTCGCCGCCGTAGACGCATACACTGGCATCACGAGCGCAGACGGGCAAACCTACCTCGCCGCTCCCATCACAACCACACTCACCTACTCGATTGGAAGGACCAACAAATGACCGTCACCCGAAACGCCCGCATCCTGGGCAACAAGCTCGGATTCTCTATCGCCGGTAAGGACTACTGGTCCGACATCTCGTCCTACGAGCTCTCACCCGAGACCAGTGACAAGGATGTCGTAACCTTCGCAGACGCGCTGGGCGGCTCGTCCGCATCCTGGAAGCTCAAAGGCAAGGCAATTGTCTCGTTCGACCCCGGCTCATTCTGGGACATGCTCTGGCAGCAGGCAGGCAAGACCCTCGATGTCCTGGTTGCCCCGTTCGGCAACAAGACCGCGACGCCCAAGCAGCCGCATTTCAAGGTGCGCGCAAAGGTGGGTGTCAAGCCGTCACTTGGCTCCGAGGCGGGCGACGAAAAGGGCTCCACCTTTGAATTTGAATGGGCGTGCGAGGGTGAGCCCGAAAAGCTCACGGCGACATCGACGCTGGGCACCGGCAACATGGAAGACGCCTGATAGGATGACAGGCATCAGTGACGGCCGCGTCCACCTCGACGGCGGCTCAGTAGAAATCCAGGGCATCAAGAAGCTACTGACCGACGCGGAAGCGGTGGGCGTGGCCGTCACTGACCTCAAAGACCTCACCTACCGGCTGGCCACGCCTATCGCCGCGCTGGCCAAGACACTCGCGCCACACAAGACAGGCCGCCTGGAAGCAGGAATCAAGCCATCCCGCTCCAAGCGCAAAGTCATGGTGCGCGTCGGCTCCAAAGGACGACTGCCCTACGCGGCGGTCAGACATTGGGGACCAGACTCCAGGTCCGGCCCCCGCTGGCTCTCCCAAGCAGAAGAAACCCTGCGACCCAGAACATTCGCAGGATTTGGCGAGGGAATCAAAGAACTACTAGACAAACACGATTGGTAAGGAACCGCAATGAACCTGCAAGCAATGACTCTTGGTGACCTCGATTACTACGAACGAAAGACAGGCCAGCCAATCACCGCTTTCGACCCCGAAGCAGGCGGGATGCTCGCCGGGCCCATGATCGCCATGTGCGCCATCATGCTCTACCGACGCGGCGGCCATGCCACCCGCGACGACGCCTACAATGCCGCCGTTGATCTCACGATGGACGAGGCCACAGCACTCGTGAGCGAAGCCAACACTTCGGGGGAATGACGGGCGCGTCCTCCCTCGCACCTGTGCTGGCCATCCTCGCCGTAGACGCCGGCATCCCGCCGTGGGAGGCGCGCGAAAAACTCACCGTCGAGGACGCGCACGCAATCCTCGATCTACTCCAAGAACGCGCCGAGGCGCAGAAGGGATGAGCAGTGGCAGGTCACGTCGTCAAGGTGTCAGTAGTCGCAGACACCAAGAATTTCAGCCGCGCTTTCAAGGGGCTCGCCAAAGAGACTGGCATCTCGGGCCTGGCCGACGCCGGGAAAAAGGCCGTCACGACACTCGCCACCGTCGCCGCCGCCGGGGCCGCCGCAATCGGCGTCGCAGGTGCGAAGGCAGTGAGCGCCGCCGCCGACCTCGAACAATCAACGGGCGCAATCGAAGCCGTTTTCAAGTCCGGGGCCGAGCAGATGAAGGCCTATGCGGATACGGCGGCGACGACAGTAGGACTGACCAAAAACGAGTATCAAGAGCTCGGGACGTTGCTTGGTGCCCAGCTGAAAAACGGCGGGACAAGCATCGACCAGCTGGCAGGCAAGACGAACGAGCTTATTGGCGTCGCCGCCGACCTGTCGGCGCAGTTCGGCGGCTCGACCTCCGATGCCGTCGCCGCGCTCTCGTCTGCACTAAAGGGTGAGCGTGACCCAATCGAGCGTTACGGCGTGAGCCTGAAACAGGCATCCATCGACGCCAAGGCCGCCGAACTGGGCTTCCAGAAGGTCGGCGGCCCGCTTGCACATGAGGGGGGGGAGGGGGCGGGGGGCCGCGG